AAAAGGATGACCTACTCGCCTCATATGCAGTAGGAATGTTAAAAGACTTCTACCTCAAAGACCACGAAAATTCACCACAAGAAGGATTTGCAAGAGCAGCAAAAGCATGGTCTAAGTATAAGGACGAAATGGATGAAGGACTCGCAGAACGTCTTTATAGTTATGTTAGTAATAAGTGGTTTATGTACGCTAGTCCAGTACTTAGCAATGCCCCGAATGGAGAGTCTAAAAAAGATAAGGGGATGCCAATTTCTTGTTTCCTTACTTACGTCCCTGATACTCTTGAAGGTCTCATATCTCATAGTTCTGAGTTACGTTGGCTTAGTGTTTATGGTGGGGGTGTCGGAGGTCATTGGTCTGACGTGCGAACTGTGTCTGACATTGCTCCAGGCCCGATTCCCTTCCTTCACACCGTAGATGCAGACATGATTGCTTACCGTCAAGGTAAGACACGTAAAGGTTCATATGCCGCATACATGAGTGTGCATCATCCCGACCTAATGGAATTCCTAAACATCCGTATTCCTACGGGTGATGTGCAACGTAAAGCATTGAACATCCACAACGCAATCAATATCACAGATGAGTTCATGGAAGCAGTAATCAATAATACAGATTATGAACTACGTGACCCTAAGAATGATGACGTAAAAGATACTATCAATGCACGTAAAGTGTGGGAGAGAATTCTAGAAGTTAGATTTAGAACAGGTGAACCCTACCTTAACTTCATTGATACCGCAAACAAATCATTACCTCAGAACCTAAAAGACTTAGGTCTGAAAATTCATGGGTCAAACCTATGTAACGAAATTCACTTACCAACAGATGCAGATAGAACTGCGGTCTGTTGTTTATCATCATTAAACTTGGAGTACTACGATGAATGGAAAGATACGACTATTGTCCGTGATATTATTAGGATGCTTGACAACGTCTTGCAGTACTTTATTGATAACGCCCCCGATACCATTTCAAGAGCGAAGTACTCTGCTGAAAGAGAACGAAGCATTGGCTTGGGTGCAATGGGATTTCATTCCTTATTGCAAAAACACGGTGTCGCTTGGGAGTCGGAAAAGGCAAGAGAAATCAACCAAGTTGTGTTCAAACACATCAACGAACAAGCAGTTGCAGAAACAGAACTACTCGCAGAAGAACGTGGAGAGTATCCTGATGGGATTGGTACGGGAAGAAGAAACTCCCACCTCATAGCAATTGCCCCGAATGCATCTAGTGGTGTTATTCTAAGTACAAGTCCATCTATTGAACCATTGAAAGCAAACGCATATACACATCGTACACGTGCGGGTTCATTCTTGGTCAAGAACAAATACCTCAGTAAACTACTCGAAGAGAAGGGTGAGAATAATGATTCTAATTGGACTTCTATTATTACTGCAAAAGGTTCGGTACAACACCTACCTTTCCTAACAGAAGGTGAGAAAGCAATCTATAGAACTGCGGATGAACTAGACCAAATGTGGTTGGTAACTCATGCTGCAGAAAGACAAGAGTTTATCTGTCAAGGTCAGAGTGTTAACCTATTCTTCCCTAGTGGTGCAGATAAGTCATATGTTAATATGGTTCACTTTAATGCATGGAAAAAAGGACTTAAAGGTCTGTATTACCTGAGAACAGAATCAAGTTCTCGTGCAGAGAATGTGTCCGAGAAGGTAGAACGTGTTGCACTATCACAAGACAGTCGTAGTATCATCTATGGTAAAGTAGATTGTCCGTTTTGTGCAATGGCAAAAGAAGAGTTGAAGTTACGTGGAATTGACTTCGATTATATTGACTTGAAGACTGTAGGTAAAACTGCAAAAGAAGTAACGGGTCGTGATGTCAAAACAGTTCCACAAATCTATATCGAAGGTGAGTATGTAGGTGGGTATGATGACTTGATGGTATACCTAGATGCGAACGGAGATGCAGAAGAGTCCGATGAATGTCGTGCTTGCGAAGGTTAAATGTATAAATAATGAAACGCATATAAAGGAGAAGAGATGTCATTACTGGATTTTTCAAAAACATATAAACCGTTCCAATATCCTTGGGCAGTTGAACTAACAAAAAAACACGAAGAAATTCATTGGATTGAAGACGAAGCAGAGTTGTCTGAAGATGTCCAAGACTGGAGAACTAAACTCTCAGACGGAGAGAAAGAATTTATTACACACGTACTACGATTGTTTACACAGTCAGACGTACAGGTAGGAGAGAACTACCACGAGTTACTAATCCCTCGTTTTAAGAACAATGAAGCACGTAACATGTTATCATCGTTTGCAAACCGTGAAGGTGTACACCAACGTGCATACGCATTGTTGAATGATACACTGGGATTGCCTGATGAAGACTTCCACGCATTTCTAGAATACAAAGAGATGTCAGATAAGATTGACTTCATGAAAGAAGGTAACATCAACTCTCATACAGGACTTGCACTTGCACTTGCACAATCTGTGTTCAATGAAGGTATGTCTGTATTTGCATCATTCGTGATGTTGTTGAACTTCCAACGTTTCGGTAAGATGAAAGGTATGGGTACGATTGTAGAGTGGTCTATCAGAGATGAGACATTACACGTACAAGGTAACGCAAAGTTATTCCGTACATTCTGTGATGAACATCCTCGTGTGGTCAATGACGAACTAAAATCAAAAATCTATCAGATGTCTAAGAATGCAGTTAAACTAGAGGACAAGTTTATCGACCTTGCATATAATTCTACAGACGTTCAAGGACTCAAGAAAGAAGATGTTAAACAATACATCCGACATATTGCAGACCGTAGATTACTACAACTAGGTATGAAACCTAAGTTTGGTGTAAAGGATAATCCCCTTCCTTGGTTAGATTGGGTACTTAATGGTGCATCTCATGATAACTTCTTTGAAAAAAGAGTTACTGAGTATAGTGCTGCGGGTATGTCAGGTGACTGGAATTGGGATGAGGTGGCAGCATAGTGGATGAATTTACTTACGCATTAGAGTGTATCATATGCGAAGTAGAGACTGAAGTGACTGTGCTTGACATAGACGAACGACCCTTACATTGTCCTATGTGTGGGTCAGAAGTAGAAGATATACAATTACTGGATGAAGACTAAATGACAGACGACCTAGGAAGAAAGTTACTTGCTTTCTTTATCTTTATTATATTCTTTTGGATGTGGCCTTATAGACTATTCACCAAGAAGAACAACTGTTACTTTTGGACACTCGAAAAACTCATAACTACAGGTGGACATGTCAACTGGTACAAGTCCGCACTGTGGTATGGGTATCACTGTACATGGGTTGATGAAGATGGTCAAGAATGGGAATATACATTACCCAAGATGAGAAGAACATCCCTACTTAAAGTTATGTGGTACAACGGAGTAGTCCGTAAATTCACTTCAAGGAACAACCACTTCCTATAGTCCTATATACTGTATGGACTGGACATACAATAGTGAATCATTTGACCCCACCGAAGAGTTTCTCTCGGATTATCAGGGGTTCGTATATGAACTTGAAGAACTCTCTACTGGTAAGAAGTATATCGGTAAGAAGTTCTTTTGGTCTGTCCGCAGACTTCCCCCTCTCAAAGGTGCGAAACGCAAACGAATAGTAAAGAAACAATCCGACTGGAAGGACTACTATGGTTCGTCCGAAACGGTAAAAACCCTCGTAGAAGGGGGTCAGGGGTTCGCCAGACGCATCCTAAGACTGTGTTCTACTAAAGGGGAGTGTTCATACTATGAGGCGAAACTACAGTTCGAAAATGATGTCCTATTAAGGGATGATTATTATAACGAGTTCATTGGATGCAAAATCCACTCGAAACACCTACCAAAACTCCCTCTCTAAAAAAACTTTAAAAAAAGTAAAGAAAACACTTGACAAAACGTGTTAGACTTGTTATTATAATAACATAATGACAAAAGAGAGAGAAATTATGAAAAATCAAAAACTAATCTTTGACGGTGGATATCCTACCAACAATGAAAAAGGTCAATTCATTGAATACCTAATGGCGTTCTATGGTAAAGACCCTAAATGGGATGCGGTTTATAAAGATGCCCAAATGGGTCTTATAGATGCATTCGAGTGTATGGAAGAATACCTTGATGGTGATTATCCTTGCATCGAAGAGAATTATGTTGATGGTAAACCAACCCATATTTGGGGTGGTGGAGACAGTATCGACAGAGAGAAGGTTTTCGAAATATATTTAAACAAGTGCGAGGAGGTTGCATAATGGGAATACACGTAGACATTTATAAACACGGTAATTACGACTGCACCAATGGTGGTGAGTCAAGTTACGCAAAAGGTTTCTGTGTGGTAAACGCAGAAGGGCCATTCGAACCAAGTGAGGACTATCCGTCCGCAACACTGGTAATGGCAGAACCTATCGGTGGTAGGAAGATACTTAGGTTGATTCCGACTCAAAAGTTGAATAACAACATGACCATGTTCGGTGGGAACTATGCGGGTGGTTCAGACTCAAGGTTCTCAAGACTTTGTGATGAACTACTTGGTGGTTGTTTCTACGGTGCTGTTGCTATCCACGATAGGGTGGAAGGATGAGTAAAGGATACAAAAAGGGTACTCTCTTAGAAGAGTACTTCTTGAATCCCCACTTCAAACCGACTGAAAAACAGTTGAAAGAAATCGAACTTATTTTGAAAATAACACTTGACAAAACCTGTTGAGTATGTAATAATGTATTTGTAATTGAGATTTAGGAGAAAGAAATTATGGCGTATGTAAGTCAAGAAGATAAAAAGAAACTTGCGGTTGGAATCAAAGAAGTCTGCAAGAAATATGGATACAAAGTATCTTTGGGTGTTAATCACCACAGTACTTTGGTTG